CAGGACAAATGATTGGCTCGACGGCGCATTTATGGAAGTTCATGTGGCGTTTGAATATCAAAGGCCTGTTAGCCGGCGATGTCCATATTCAGTTTATTTTCTTCAAATCTGACTTCCAAATGGATGTCACTGCCGCAAACACCGACGTTAACAATGAAGGTCAAACAATGAGCGCGACAACGACAACCACAACAAACCCATCTCAAGTTGCACCGAACGGTAACATCCCACTCTTTGATGTCACCGCCGCCCCCGGCCAGTTCTCCGGTCTTTCTCCTGTCACCAAGTTCAACAACGACAACATCAAAATCATCTGGATCAAGAACTTCAAGCTCCATGGATTCGGTCAGGCCGCGACTGACCCGTTCCTCGACACAACGCTCACGTTCAATTTCAACAAACGCGTACAGATACAAGAGACTCAAGAAGTCATCGACGGAGTACCACGTTTCTTTGGCCCCCTCGGTCGTCGTGGCAATTATTCTCAGTATTACGTTGCTGTACGCACTTGGGGTCAAGATTTTATCTCTTCTTCCTCAGCTATCGACGTCGACCATCGTGGTCTGTTAATGTACCACGATGACTAGTCGTTTATTCTGAATAAAGGAGCTTCTAGCTCAATGAAAACACAATTTATGGATAACCATTCAAGCTCATCGCATCCCAGTCCAGAAGCTCTTCTGGGGTCACCTTCTGGGTTACATACCCAAAGAGCGGGTCTTCCCCATAGTACGGTTCTTCGTTTCCCATACTTGGGATTGACAGTGAATCGCTTCTGGCATCCCAGGAATGCTTTCCAGTAAGCTCCGAAGACGCTAAAAGCGCAGTCATCAAAGACCACGTATCTTGCTCGATCATCCCATTCTCTCCAATTCCACGTTCCGCAGAAGTACATGTGGTCTCCATGACTTCGTGCCCACTCCGTTTTGCCAGTTCTGCTAGCCCCGATGAGTACCAGAGATCTTGCGCGTCCTGAAACTACCTTGGGTTTAGAGATTAGTTGCGTAAATATTAGTGGAGCCGGTAGGCGTAACGATATCACTCCGTTAGGACTTACAGTATCAAGACTCAAATACTCGTCTGCGTATTGTACCAGTCCAGTCGGTAAGAGGTCCCGAGAGAAGGAGTACTCTGGAGTATAACTCTCCAGTATCCCTCCCCACTTTCGTTCCGCAAAGTACTCGAGGTGTTGATAACCGTAGATTGCACGTCTTGGATCGAGTTCCACAGCTCCCGCCAGAAATTCCTCAGGTCCACGTGACTCAGTAATAAGAGCCGCGTACTTGGTTGTAGTAGATCCCTCGACCTCAACATTCCCGATATAATTTCCGTCTTTCTGAACGTATCCAATACACTTGGTACGGTTTCGTACGGGTTGTATGTTAGGGTGTAGTCCACCCACGTCGAAATATCTCTCGTCTCGCACGTCGACTCGTTCACGCCATTCAGCGTAAGCGTGGATATGATTTCCCCCGCTCTCATGTTGCTCCAGTGCAACAGTATACCAGGAAGCACCTCGTGTGTCCCGGAGGAAGTCTCGAACGGTCTCGGTAGATACATCACCGCTCTGTGGGTACGTGAGAAACACTCGCTTGTTGCAAAATCGGAATCGAGACTCATGCGGCATAATAATATTACCATGCCGCATCGCGGAAACGCGGGACTTATATAAGTATTTAAGGAACACGTGAGCGCAGCACAACAACGATGGCCGGATATATCGCACAAGCAGTTGGATTCGCTGCTTTCGGAACTGCTTTAACAGGCTATGCCTTGTACGACGACATCAAATACGCAAGCAAAAAACGAAAGTTCCAAAATCATTCTCCAGACACTGCAGAGATTGGAAAAAAAGCTCGATTTATTGAACAAAGTACTGGAGGAACTATGGCATTCGGCCGAAGAAGATTCTCAAGACGACGATTCTCTACACGTCGACGACGCTTCGCTAAGCCACGAATGAAGTTTCGTCGCCTTGTTCGCTCTGCCAAACGGCGTTCTTTCAAGAAAGCCGTTCTCAGAACCGTTCTGAGAAAGAAAGAAGTTCTAAAGAAGCACTATACGGAAACGTCGTTTACACTGGCACCCGGAAATGGAACAACAGCCATGAATGTTCGCATTTTCGCCCCATGGCAAAGTGCCTTTGCACAAGGCACTGGATCAGGACAAATGATTGGCTCGACGGCGCATTTATGGAAGTTCATGTGGCGTTTGAATATCAAAGGCCTGTTAGCCGGCGATGTCCATATTCAGTTTATTTTCTTCAAATCTGACTTCCAAAT